CTAATGTTACACCGTCTTGCCAAGCGCGAGGCAAAAGCACCACTACATCCCTGACAGCCGCATCAAACGATTTTGATTATATTACTGGCTGGACAACAACAGATTTTAATCATGGAGGCCTTTTGACCTCTGGTGGCTATGTTGAAATTCCAAATGGGTTTGGCGGCAAATATTTTATGACTTGGGCTACCAATGGAACTGACTCAACCGCAAGCTATAACACAGCTTGGATTTATCTCTATGATGGAAGCTCATATACACAGCTTCAAAGAGACTACGGGGCAAACGATTATACCAATTACACAACAGGCTCTTCATACATCTTTCATTTTGATGTGGGTGACAGATTGTATTTTGGATATGATGATAGATACAGCATCCCTGCGGCCAACAACCATTATAGCCGCATGAATATGCGCTTTCTTGAGCATTAAGGAGAGACAGACATGGGCAATTCAAGAAACCTCGCAAATCTCCTCGGCACCGGCTCGGTTATAACGTCTGGAAAGCTAGACACTAACATCGACATTGCTGGAACATTAGACGCCACAGGAGTTATCACAGCTGATGCTGGCATTGCTCTTCCAAGTGGGCAGGGCATTGATTTCAGTGCTACCGCTAATAGCAGTGGCACTATGTCATCAGAACTGTTCGATGACTATGAAGAGGGCAGTTTCACCCCTAGGCTTTATGGGGCAACCACAGACCCAACAGCAGGAAAAATAGACGCTACCAGTGCTGTTTACGCAAAAATTGGCCAAGCCGTTTATTTTTATGCTTTTTGGAGCAACGTGGATACCTCTGGAGCTTCTGGCACAATGACTATAGACCAGCTTCCGTTCACACAAATCACTGGAATAACTCAAAATTATTTTCCGTATGTAAGTTATACGTTTGATTTGAGTGACAAAGACTGGTTCTTTCTTTTTGGGGCGGCCACTTCAATGACTGCTTATCATATGACGGCAGGTGCAGGCGCTTCATGGCTCACTAGGAACATAACAGCTAGTGCGGGAAAATATCTGAATGTAGCAGGGGTTTACTTAGCTTCGTAAGGAGAATGAAATGGCGATTGAAAAACGTATAGAAGAAGACAAAATTGAAGTCGTGGGCGATTTCAGGCATATTCAAATAAGGACTGCCACAGTCCTTGAAGAAGATGGTGTAGAAATTAGTCGCGCCTTTCATCGTAGGGTGATCCACCCTTGCACTAAATCAGGAGACACATGGTCTGACACAGAGCTGTCTGGCGAAAGTGCAGAGGTGCGCGGGATTGCTGGCGCAGTTTGGAGTGATGCTGTCAAAACTGCTTACAAAGCTCATGTTGATAGTCAGGGTATTTGATGCCTAGTCCGAATATCCACGAGGTCAAGTCTCAGATAGACACGCATGAGGCTGTCTGCGCGGAGCGCTGGAAAGAAACGATCATTCGCATCAAGCGGCTAGAGGCCATCCTCATTGGCACAGCTGCTGCCATGATGGGCAGCATGGCCGGGATTATCTACAAGCTACTGTGAGCCCATGATTACTGTCTTCACCCTGTTTGTTTATATGGGGTTGGGCGAAGACCGCAAACTCGTACACAAAGAAATGCTTTTTGAATCACTGGTCGATTGCCAGTGGTACGCAAGCCGTATTGTCAAAATGTATGGCAGCACAGGTTATCGACGACCTGGCCAGGACATCATCACCGCATACTGCCTGCCCAAGGAGATACAACCAGGAACCGCGAGGCTATACTAACATGCTGGCAGAATTGGCGGCGGCTAACGCAGCATTTGCGGTCATCAAGAAAACACTGGCCAACACTGGTGAGCTTGCCAGAGCTGGCAAGGCGATCTCTGATTTTGTCATTGCCAAGGAAGAGCTGCAGCGCAAGGGCAATAAAAAGAAAAGGTCGGGTGTAAAAACATCTGACCTTGAAGAGTTCATGGCCTTGGAAAAAATTAAGCAGCAAGAAGAGCAGCTGAAACAGATAATGATTTACGCAGGCCGACCTGGCCTGTGGAACGACTGGCAAAAGTTCCAAGCCGAAGCGCGCAAAGAGCGCCGAGTGCAGGAAGAGCTGGCCAAGCGCAGACGCGCAGAGATTATGGAAATGCTAGGGCTGGGCGCTGTAGCGCTTGCAATCACGGCAGGGGCTGCTGGGTTGATTGCGTGGATGGCCTGGCTGAAAGGATGGTTTGACTAATGAGCGCAGAAGACATTGCAAGAAAGATGCTGGAGCTGAAGATACTGCCCCGGCTGATGATGCTGGTTATGACAGGTGTGTACGTCAGGTGCATTGAATGGGCGCTTAGTCAGCCGGATTTGTCCACGCAGCAAAGCGCGCTGATTTCTGTGGTCACAGGGGCTATGACCGGATCGCTGGCCGTCTGGCTCAATTCGGAGAAGCACTAATGATTAATATGCTTATTGGCCCAGCCATTGAGCTGGCCGGCGGCTGGTTCAAATCGAAGGCCGCACAGAAAGCTGCAGAGACCGAAGCAAAGGTAGCTATGAAAAAGGCTGAGGCCAAGGTCTATGAGACCGAGGCAACCAGCACAATGCTCATGGAGCAGCAGCTGACCAGGCAAATGGAAAGCTCTTGGAAAGACGAATTTTGGGTCATAATTTTTGGCTCAATCCTGGTCGCCTGCTTCCTGCCCTGGACACAAGAATATGTGAAGAACGGTTTCATCTTCCTGGATGAGCACACGCCGCCCTGGTTTGCCAACTGTCTTTACATATCCATCAGCGCCAGCTTTGGCTACCGCATAGGCAAGGCGGGGCTCGGCGCCCTAGCAAACAGGAAACCTAAATGAAGGGTAACTTTGAGCAATGCCTGACCTGGCTGCTGAAGCACGAAGGCGGGTTCGTTAACCACCCGGAGGATCCGGGCGGCATGACAAACAAAGGCATCACGGCCAGGGTCTATGAACAATGGCTGTCTGAGACCATCGACTCCGACCCGGTGATTACAGAAGACACGATGCGAAACATACCGGCCAACCACGTCGCGGCTATCTACCGCGAAGAGTATTGGAACCGGGTATCTGGTGACCAGCTGCCAGCCGGCCTGGACTGGGCTGTATTTGACTGGGCTGTGAATAGCGGCGTCGGTCGGTCAGCTCGCACATTACAGAAGATTGTAGGCGTGACCGTTGATGGTGGTATTGGCCCCATGACCCTGGGCGCTGTAAATATCCATGAGCCGGAGAAGCTCATTACAGATATGTATTCCCGGCGCCAGGCTTTTTATGAGCGCCTCAAAACATTCGAGACATTCGGCAAGGGCTGGACGCGGCGTAATGAAGAAACGCTGGAGCAGGCCATAAAGCTGTGTCGCGGAGAGGTCGATGGCTAAGGCAAAAAAGAAATCTGTAAACCTATCTGTCGGGCGCGGTGAAAAGCGCTCGGTCAAACAGGGTGGCGGTCTCACGGCAAAAGGTCGTGCGAAATACAACCGGGCAACAGGCAGCAAACTAAAGGCGCCAGTGACCGGCAAGGTAAAGCCAGGCAGCAAGGCTGCCAAAAGACGCAAGAGCTTCTGTGCCAGATCCAAGAGCTGGACTGGCCCAAGAGGAAAGGCCGCAAGGCGCAGATGGAAATGTTAGGAGATGCACATGTACGGTAAGAAAAAAGCTGCCAAGAAAACAGGGCTGACCAAAAAGCAGAAGACGCTGCCGAAGGCTCTGCAGTCTAAAATCATGAAGGCCAAGAAGAAGAAAAAGTAATGGCCAAGAAAAGCCAGGTAAACAAGGCCGGCAACTACACCAAGGCCGGCATGAGAAAGCGGCTGTATAAGTCTATTCTGGGCAGAGCTACGCACGGCACAGCCGCTGGTAAGTGGAGTGCTCGGAAAGCGCAGCTGCTTGCGAAGGAGTACAAAAAGCGGGGCGGGGGCTATAGAGACTGATGCGCGCACCACAACGGTCATTGAAGAATTGGGGCAAACAGAAATGGCGCACCAAGAGCGGCAAGAAGAGCAGCGAGACAGGCGAGCGGTATCTGCCGGAAGCAGCTATCAAAGCTCTGAGCCCCAAGGAATATGCCGCTACTACGAGGGCGAAGCGCAAGGCGAAACGCCAGGGCAAACAGTTCTCGAAGCAGCCCGAAAGCATCATGAAAAAAACCAGACGTTTCAGGTAGTTGCGCGGCGATAAAGTCGCGCAGCTTTTTTTGTGTCTACCCCTTGGCAAATTATGCCAATGCCATTATATTGTTTGTGTAAGGACAACAGGGAGACACGAGATGGCCAAGATCAAGACCTTCGGGATGAATTACAACGGCGAGTGGGGCAAAGAGGGTGTCGAGGTTATTTGCTTTGACGCGGCCCATGGCGCTGTTGGTTGCGCCAAGACCGCGAAGACTCTGGCTTACATCATTGAGACGCTCGGCCTCGAGGCTGAGACGAAGACAGCGTTCACTGGGCTTTACAAGGATGAGCTCGTCGCTGTGTTCGAGGAGATGCTTGAGACTGCTTTCAAAACTGTTGAAGAGGAGGCTGCCTAATGAAGTGGAATCGTGAGGCCGACACCAAAGGCTGGATCAAGATTGCGGACAAACACAGTACCGCAGTCGCCTACCTTTGGCGCGGCAAGAGCAAGGCCGGCGACGTGCCGGTGGTCAAAGCCTACTGCGGCAAGCGGCAGAAGCCTGACGGGTGGTATCGTTTCCCGAAGGGCGCGAAGGCTGCCGAGCGTTACATCAAGGAATATTTTGAGGGCGTCCAGGCTCACGAGAAAGCCAAGGCGGACTACGCAGCTCAGAAGAAGGCCGAGGCTGACGAGGTCCAGGTCGGTGGGATCTACTATACCAGCTGGGGCTATGACCAGACCAACGTAGACTTTTACCAGGTGGTCGGTCGGACAGCCAAGATGGTCAAATATATCCCCATCGGCAAGACCACCTACAGCACTGGCTGCGCTGCTGCTGACGAGGTGGTGGCTGATCCAGAGATCAAGGGCAAGAAAGTCTACACCGCCAAGATCAACGGCAACGGCTGGCGGGTCAGCAGCTTTGAGTTCGCCACCCCTTGGGACGGCAAGCCTAAACACCAGACAGCCTACGGCTGGGGACACTAAGGAGGAATCATGGAGCGCGAGACAAACTACACCGACGAGGAGTTCTGGGCGATTGAGCGGAACGAGGACGGCGACATCTGCTGGGACCTGGGCGAGCATCTGATCTGGATGACGCCGGCCCAGCGTAAGCAGCTCAGCGAGGATGACCATGCCCGAGCTGACGAGCACGACGAGGAGATGCGGGTGCTGCGTTACGAGGCCTGTATCGAGTTCGGCTTTGACCCCAAGGAGTTTGCCTGATGACTAAACGGCTGGTCCACGGGACGCCGGTCACTCCCAAGCGGTTGCTGCCCCAGCTCAGGGGCGGCAGCTTCTGCGTCAGCTACATGCACCCCGAGCAGCTCGAGGAGTGCATCGAGCTGGTTGGCGAGAACGAGATCCTGATCCTGGACAACGGCGCCTTCACCGCCTGGAAGCAGGGCATCGTCCTGGACGACGCCTGGTGGGACGGCTTCTACGCCTGGGCGAATGACGCGATGGATCGCTGCCCCCAGGCTGTGGCTGTGATCCCTGACGTGATCGACGGCACCGAGGAAGAGAACCTGATGCTGATCGCCAAAGCTCTCAAGGGCGGCAAGCTCAAATACCCTGAGCGCGCCATGGCCATCTGGCACATGAACGAGAGCTTCGAGCAGCTCAAGGCTCTTTACCGGATCTTCAACTTCGTAGGCTTCGGCAGCTGCGCTGAGTACGACATCGCCAGGAACGGGCCCACGAGCCCGTACTACCGGCGGTTCCTGTTCGCCTGGGCCCACATGGCCTGGTGGGATATCGAGTTCGGCCTGGACAAGCGGCCATGGCTGCACATGATGCGGGGCCTGGGAGCTCTCCACAAGCTCGGCTTCGACAGCGCCGACAGCTGCAACGTCGCCATCAATCACAACCGGACGAAGGGCCAGTTTGTGAATCACGTCCAGCAGATGGCTGACCGGCTCTGGGCCAAGGTCAACAAGCTCGAGCTGGCACCGGCACCTTTATTTGAAATTCCCCTTGGCAAATGATGCCAAGATCCCTATATTGATTGTGTAGGGACAACACAGAAGGAGACGAGATGCCCAAGACAGTCGAAATGGCCCAGACCCAGAAAGAGAAAATCAAGTTCCAGCTCAACTTCATGCTGATGATGTTGCAGTGTGGCCGGGGCGACAAGGCCCAGGCTGCTTTCGAGAAAGCCATGGAGCTGATTGATGGTGCGGTGTTCGTTGAAGAGGAGGTTGCCTGATGACCAAGATTCGGACTCACGAGGAGTTCGCGGCCCAGTACGGGTATGTCGCCACCACTATGGTCAAGCGGTTCGCTGAGCTGTGCGAGCTGACCGAGACAGTCGTCGGTCAGGTCGTGATCCAGAAGTACGCTGAGATCGGCGAGGTCACCTATGACTACGCTGAGCAGCTTGTCCTGGACGGGACTCTGACCCAGCAGTTTGTGGAGCATGTCCAAGGGTGCATTGAAGATCTCAAGAAGGAGGATGCCCATGCCTAAAATTCCTGACGTGAAGCCTGACTGGAATTACGGGATCTACATCGGAAACGGTGTGGTCGCCAAGCCGCCCGAGCCGGAGGACAAGCCGGTCGAGGGCTGCGAGGAGTGCGAGTTCTACGGCGTCAAGTGCGTCGAATGTAAACTCTATGGAGAGGAGGGATGATGGAATTGATTGAGGGCTGGAAGAACGGGAAGACCTACAAGGTCGCCAAGTTCGAGACCTTCGAGGAGGTCGAGGATTACTGGGTAACCTTCTTCCTCCACGAGCCCAAGTATAAAACCAAGGTGGTCGGCAAGACGATCATCTTCTGGCCGGTTGAAGAAAAGGAGGCTGCATGATGTTTGACAGACCAACAACCCAAGAGGGCTGGGACGAGCTCGCGGTCGAGTTCGAGGCCGAGGCCCACAAATGCTGGGAGCGTCGTGACGAGAGCTGGGAGCGCAGTGACACTGACGGCTTTCTGAGCCAGGCTGCGAGCCAGGCTGTCGCGAGCCTCAACATGGACAAGGCTGGAGTCTGCCGGGCCGGCGGCATGGCTGAGTTCTGGGGGCTGTACGAGGGTGATCGTCGGGTCAAGGCCCGGATCATCGACGGCAAGTTCGGCAGCAGCTGGCTGCTCCACGAGGACGAGGCCGAGCTCATCGAGAAGCGCGGCAAGAAGTTCCTGCCCATGGATTACTACGGCAAGAGCCGGATCCACAAGCAGCTCGGGCTCAAGACTCGCGGCGAGATGGCGCCGGCCTGGGTGGCCAGCGCCGGGTTCAACGGCGGCTACAGGTTCCGCGTCGGTTGCAAGTGGGGCCAGGACGCCACACCGACCAAAGAGGACTGACCCCCCTCAATCGCTCTTAGGGCCGCGCTGGCGGCCCTTTTTGTATAGTGGTGGTAGGGTAGCTGGCCATTCATCAAGCAGCGTCCTGATCTCCCCCTGGCTTCCCCAGGGGGTTATTTTTTGTTGAGGCTGGCGCGGAGCCGGCTTTTCTGTTTGCCTCCTCTTCGCGCCGCGTTTCGCGCGCCGCCTCGTGGAATCTGATCGCGAGGTCATCGAGCTGGTCAGCTGTTGCCGGCCGGATCGCGTACTGTCCCAGCAGCAGGATCCTGATCTCCCCGGCCACCGGCCAGACGAGCAGCTCCGCTGAGCTGCTCAACCTGATCGCGGCGGTAGAGGTAGAATTTGCCGTTCTTGATCGCCTCGATGCCCTGAGACGCGAGAAGGCGCTGCGTCCTTTGGCGCGCAGCTCGGTCATCATTCCCGTAAAGGACATGACTTACCTCCCTCGTTGTCATCAGAGACCCAGGCATCACATATCATCCCAGCTCGATCCACCGCTCGGGGCTGCAGGAGCTGGTGCAGCTGCCGGCGCCGGGGCCTGGCCCTGGTCATCCCGAGGCTTGTTCGGGTAGATCGTGAATTGCGCCATCTTGGGAAACTGTGATGGCTGCTCGCCGGCTCTCAGGAACAGACCAATCGAGATCTCGACTCCTGCATCTGCCAGCATCTTGCCGAGCTCGTTGCACTTGGCTTGCTGCTCAGCAGTCATCGGCTCGTAGCGCCGCAGATCGTCGTTCCAGTCAGTCTTGTACTGGATGAACGCTGTCGCCCGGTAGATGTTGGGCGCACCATCCGGCGCAGTCGCCGGGATGTTTTCACGCAGCTTGATCTCAGACCGGCTGAGCTGTGGGTAGTTCTTCATGATGCCTCTCCATTGTTGGCTTCGTCGTATTTTTCCTGGTAGTAGTCTTTGACCAGCTGCCAGGTTTGCGGATCGTTTGATTTCAGCTTTTTCAGATCCTGGAAATTGCCAGTCATCCAGCTCGAGAGCTTGGCGGCTCCTCCATCTTCGGACGCCAGCTTCTTGATGGTGTTCATGGCGCTGTTCGCCCAGTCATGCCAGGCATTGCGCTGCGGCTTGGGCTCCTCCCTCATAAGCGTCGGGTCTTGAGCTGGTGCCGGCTCGGGTGCAGCTGTGCGCTGCGGCCGGGACTCCTTGAAGTCATCGGCCTCCTCCTCAGAATACACATAGCCAGCGACGTTGATGAGCTTGAGGATCACGCGGTCCTTCGCTCGCTTCTCGGCCATGGCAAACGGGTAGGAGTTTTTGTTGTTGTAAGGGCTGGCCTCACCGATGCTCCACTCCGACCTTTCTCCCAGCCGGCCGGTCACCAGCATGACGACAGACTTAGTCTTCGCGTCAGCTTCGATCATCACCGGCGCATCGAAGGTGATGCCCTTGTGAGCTGCCACGAGCTCGAGAGCCTTGTGCAGCACCACCGGCGTACCGTGACAATCCCAGACAGCCTCCTGGGGCGCGAGCTGCAGCTCCTGGAAGATCTGTTTCAGCTGCTCAGGGATTTTAGCCATTGCTCGCCCCTCCCTGTGATCGCCCAGACAACCTCCTTGCGGCCGCGCTCGTTCTTCCGCAGCTCATCTGTCTGCTCGACCAGGCCCATGCGGTTGAGCTCGGTCAGCCTGGGCTTCACGCTGTAGAGCCAGGCGCCCATGTCAGCAGCCACCTCGCTGCCTGTCTGCGGCCGCTTGGCCACGCTCTCGAGTGCGCTCAGGCGCAGCCCGGTGAGCTTCGGCGCTACAAACTCCAGCGCCAGCTGCTCGGTTATCGGCCCGTCCTTGTGGGCCGTGGGGCCGGGATCTCCCGGCCAGCTCACTTCCTTTTGCATTTACACCTCCATCAAAAGGGTGAAGAGGGTGACAGCACACCAAAGGCTGAACACCGCGAACAAGCACATCACGACCACACCCAGGACTCGCAGCCCTTCGCGCAGCTTCGAGTATGGGCGCAGTGGGCGCCCAGCCTCATCGACGTGCAACCAGATCAGATTCCTATTCAATCGAGACCCCATAGTTTCCTTGCCTCCGCAATTACACCGGGCGGCTCCCGCCAGGTCAGATCGTTGAAATCAGGCGCGACCATGCCAAGGAGCTGCTCCTTGCTGCCGGCTGCGCGCAACAGGTTTTCGGTGCAGCGCAACTGCACCACCATCTCCTCGACAATATCGGCAAGGAAGGACGGCTTCAATTCCGGCGCGTTGTCTTCGGTGAATACCTGGTAGTCATTCGCGCTGGCATAGACCAGGGTGACCGGCTGGTGCCCGTTGAGGGCCCAGAAGCCAGCTGCCTGGAATACATTCTTCATATCGAACATGCCCGACAACGACTTCGGGATCGGTGCTTTTGACCATCCCGCCTTCGTATGTGGCGCGTGTTTCGACCATTTTGTTTTGAGATCCACCTTTCGGACATAGTCTGGCCTGGTATTGTACGGCAGCGCCAGTCCTGGCAGCTTGTCAAGCAGCTCGATCTCCCCGAGGTAGCGGTTCTCCCGAGCCATTGCCTCGCGAAGGCCCATTACTGCGTGTTCAAGCACCGCTGGCAGCTCTTCTGTGTATTTCTGATGCTGGACACCATCGAGGCCGTCATCCCACTCTCTGGGCTTGTAGCGGCGATATTCGTCCAGGGCCTTTTGTGTGGCCTCGGCCGGATCCGCATCTTTCAGCAAGATGTCGTCGGCGCCGGTCTGTGTGACGATGCCGCCTCGCATGGCAGCTGAGCCGCTGCCGTTGAGCTTTGGATCGAGGAGCAGCAGTTTCTTGAAGACCTTCTGCCGGGCCTCGCCGGTCGAGTTATGGTACAGGGTCCAGAGCCCTTTGACTGTCGGCCGCAAGTGGGCCTTATCGAACAGGACCTTCGCCAGGTCCTTGCTCTTGGGATTCGAGTGCCAGTAATAATGGTGCCTGGCAGCCCAATCTTCTGTGTCGAGAATCATGCTTTATCTCCAAATTGACTTGTCGAGGACCGTATCAGCTTACCCAGGAACACGTCAAGGGGGGTTGGCAAATAATACCAGGGAGCCTATATTGGGTGCATGAAACTTGAAGATTGGCGATTAAAAAAGGGTTGGTCAAAGTCTCAGCTGGCGCGCAAATTGGGTGCCAGTCATGCGAAGGACGTGACCAGGTGGTGCATCAGACCGGATCAGCCGGGCCAGGTGATTCCGAGCAAGAAGTATATGCATCGGATCATCGAGGTGACCGGCGGGGAAGTCATGCCGAATGACTTTTATCTGGCATGACCGAGGAGCAGCTGCAGAAACAGGTCGTTGACTGGCTGCAGCTCGCACTACCGCCGGGCTGTGTATTCCATCATTCTCCGAACGAGGGCAACAGGCACGTCGCTTTCAAGCAGAAGCTCAAGCGGCAGGGCACCAGGTTCGGCTGGCCGGATCTCGAGATCTTTGTCCCAGGTGACCAGGCCATCGGAGGCGTGAGCTGCTCGATCTTCATCGAGCTCAAGCGCCCGAAGGGTGGCACACTCAGCGCAAATCAGAAACAGGTGAGAGACGAGCTGCTCGAGGCCGGCTGCCATTGGGGCCTGGCTCGATCTGTTGAACAGGTGCGCGACATTCTCGAGCCCCTGGTCAATCTCAGGAAGGCATCGGTGGCGCTATGGTGAGGATCAGCGTGATACCTGGCGTCTGGGAAGAGGTCGATGAGTGTGAGCTGTGTGAGGGCCAGGGCGAGGCCATGGTGGAGGTTGCTGTGGCTGATTACATGCGCGGCGGCTATCTGAGTGAGGAGCTGCGCGAGTGCCCTGATTGTGAGGGCAGAGGATACAAGAGGAGGGATGATGACTGACATGAGAGAGGATTTCCTGGAGCTGATGCGGCGCCGGGCTGCTGGCGAGGACGTGGATGACCAGATCATCAAGCGTCATGCGCTGCCCTGGTTCGATGGCGAGGTTGAGCCGGGCCCCAGGTTAGACGAGTTCACGGCCGAGGCACGGGCCCTGCTGCCGCAGCTCGATGGCAAGGCTGACCAGGAGATGATCGATGCCTGGGTTGATGGCGTATCAGGTATTGATGCCGGCAACATCGAGGAAAACAAGTCGATGATCGATCACGTTGATTTCGAGGATCTGACCAGGCACTGGCTTAACGGCGGCACACAATGGGGCATGGCGAACAATGTGAGGGATCAGCTTCCGCAGATCATGGCGGAGGCTGAGAAAGCTGCATTGAAGGATGCAGAGCGTCAAGGCAAGCAGATCCTGGAGACAGCTCAGCAGCGGTTCAAGGACAGTGACTAGACGCGCTGCAGCATTGGCAGAGGCTGCCAGGGAGATCCGAAGACTCGAGCTCGAGGGCATGGGCCTGTTCCTGATTGCCGAGCTGTACCGGATCCCGGTGCGCCGGCATGGCAGCAGATACTTCTCGAGCTTCGATGCAAACCACCTGGCGCTGCCGGAGTATCTGCAGGGCCAGCCGGGGACGTTGACCCTGGGCTATCTGCAGGAGCAGCTCGCTGACCAGGTGGAGGAGATATGGGAACGTGAGGACGCCAGGGACGGCGTCACGCACATGAGGAGGACAGCGTGAGTGAGTTCGATCATTGCGCTGCGTGTGGGCGCCGGCACTACATCAAGGCCGGCACTTGGGTCATGCTCGCCAGCGGTGACCTGATTTGCTCGAATGACGTTTGCTGGCGTGTGATGACAAAATGGTACAAGGAGAAGACAGATGGCCAAAGGTTGGACAGAGGAGCGCAGGAAGGCTCACAGCGCGAAGATGAGGGCTCACTGGGCGAAGAAGAAGGCGGCAGCTGAGCCGAGCTTGCTCGACAGATTTCTGGCTTTCATTGGTTTGCGTCAGGGGGCTTGACAGAAATGTTGAGTTCCATAAAATCGGCGCAGCCGCATATGCATAGCATAGCGCTATGCTCAGCGCTGAGCTAAGCACTATGCAAAGCAATCCTCAAATCAATCTCTTAATAAATAACATTGCTAAGCGTACTAGCTTTGCATATCGCAGTGCTATCTCACGCAACCGCGCGAACCCGCTGGACGAGCTGGAGCGCCGCGTGATGAAGCGTCTCCGCCCCAGGTACAGTGCTGATCGGTTCAAGGATCTTTCCCGTGAGCTGTCTCAGCTTGGCTCATTCGACAGGCAGTTCTGGCTGCTGTCCATGCAGGAGCAGCTCAATGCGGCTAAGCATGACAGAGCTCGATGAGCTGTTCCTCGAGGCTGCTGAGACTGAGCGCAAGCTCCCGGCTGCGTTTCGCAGACAGCGCATGTCTGCCTGGCCAGACTATCCCAGGGATGGCATGGCCTACGGCTACAACGCGATGGAAGTGCCCAGGCTCAAGGCCACGGGTGAGCAGATTGATCGCTGGGAGATGGCTTTGGATCTGGCGCTGCGTCACATGGATGACGAGGATCGGCGCCTGGTCTGGGCTGTTTGTCAGAGCGCTGCTTTCCGGCAGCGGGGTCCGAGGTGGTCCAAGATAGCACAAATCCTCGGGCTGAATGACCCGAGGATCGTGAAGCGGCGTTACAAGGACGCCCTGGTTAGGCTGTATTACCGGCTGTGAACAGGCTTGGCACCAGCAGCCGGCCGATAAAGCACAGTGCTTCGCGGCGCAGCTTCGAGGTGTACACAACGCGCCAGCTTCCTGGGAATCCCATGATGACATCCCAACACGGCTTTTTGCCCCAGCCTCGATCAATCCGGTTCATGGCTATGAGCTCGCCGTTCCAGTCGTAGGCGTAGTATGTCGTCATGTGCTTCCTGGTAATCACTTGACCGCTTCCACAGTGTCCTGGTCTGCAACGAAGTCCTCAGCTTTCGCTTCCTGGTATGCCTCGAAGCAGAGCTTGGCTGCCTCAGCCATGACGATGCTGTAGGCCTCGGTGATGCCGGGGATGTCCTCGTCTGTCAGCTCGAGCTTGATGAAGCCGGCAAGGCCGTTCATCAGGTCTCCATCCCAGCCACCCTTGGGCTCGTAGCCACGCTCACCGCAAGCGCTGCGGAACGACTCTCCCAGGTTGCGGATCATTTCAAATGCTGCGCTTTTCTTCATTTACGCTTTCCCTTCTCTTTGATGACCATCTTGGCCGCTTCGAGCCGCAGCTCCTCCTCGCTTGTGTTGAACAAGCGTCCGAAGCTCAGGGCCTTGACCATTGCCTTGAGCTCCCACAGTGGGCGGCGCTTGAGCCGCTCCACCTCTCTGTCGATGTTGAACACAGTGATCGTCAAACCCGCATACCGCCGTTCATCTTGGCTGCAGTCATCAGGCCCAGGGCAAAGCCCTTCTTCCAGGCATGATGCTGAGCTTGGCCGCCGTAGGCACAGGCAGCAGGGAACATATCGACCGGGGTCATGCCAAAGGCGATGATTCCCTTTTGCTGATCTGTGGCTGCCGCGTAAGCCTCGATCCCGTTGATCTCGCCCAGGCTCTGCTGGTACTCGAGCTCGTCGTAGTAGAGCCGCGCATCACGGGCGCGCTGTTGTTCTCTGGTTGTCAGGTCCATTCAGTCCTCCTCTAGTAGTTCTCAGCCAGGTGCTTGAGCAGCTCGTCCTTGAAGACTTGCTGTTCATCAGCCGGAGCTTGCTTGGCCTTGACCAGGATCTCCTTGGCCTCGCAGTCCTCCTCGAGCACCAGGAACGGGTTGACCGTCGCCTCGGTGCAGATCGCGTAAAACTCATTGCGTGTCATCTAGTCCTCCATCTCTGGTTCGGGCAAATACTGCGCCATCCGAGGGCACACGATCTCTTCGTAGGTCAGGCCCAGGATCTTGCCATCGACAAGCGCAGCATGGGCAAAGACCTTGAGGTAGTGCTCATAGCGCTTGATCTTCTCACGAGTCTCCTGCTGGCGCGGGGCTTCGTAAGGCTGCAGCTCCTGCATGTAGCGGATCTCTGCAGCCAGCATCAGGCCATAGTAGCGCTGGAAGGCAGCGTGAGCTGCGGCGTAGTTCGAGACCATGGTCTTCTGGTCTTCTGTCAGTTCAAATGGCTTCATGTCATCTCCTCAGCAAAGAGCGGGGGCAGGGCTGCTGCCCCCAGCAGGGTTAGGGAACGCACACACGCCAGAGCCCGTCCTCACGAGCTTCTGGGCCGCCGTCAATCATGCCAGGCGCGCAGTAGCCAAAGTCAAAGCCACGCCCCTCCTGGATGATCGCATTGTGCTCAGCAGCTTTGGCGCAAGCCTCAGCGTCAGCACGGTCCGCGTAGAAGTGCCAGGCGACTTTGCAGCCGCCGTCGTACTTCTGCTCGGGTGGATACGGCATCCATTCCATCAGCATCACCTCCTTTCCAGGTCTCCAGGGTTGAAACAGGCGCCAGGCACTAGGCCAGCGCAGCGAGCAGCAGAGCGCCGGCCATGGTCATGGCAGCAGCGCAATACATGAAAGCGGTCTCAGCAGCGTGTTCGTTAGGCATCAACAACCTCCTTGATGGCGTCCCAGTGATCGCCCAGAGCGGGATATTCATCGATGGTGAACATCACATACCGTCCCGCATCGACATCATCGTCTGGATCCTCGAGGTCCTGCCGAGCGCAATCAATGACCGTGCCCAGGTTCCTGGCAGCCTCGTCGTCACAGTCGGCCTTCCACATGGCGAACTGGAGCCGGTCCAATCTGTCGAGCAGTGTTTCCATAAATTCAACCTCCACAATCAATATAGGCATGTTGGCATTATTTGCCAAGAGGTAATCGAAGAATATTTGCAGGGCTTGCGTGATTGTCTCGAAAAAGGTACAGTCTTTGCCAAGCTCGAGCTTCTGTTCCCTGCAGCTCGGGCTTTTTCTTTGAGGAGCTCATGGCCAAGCGCAAAGTGACAAAGCAGCAGATGCAAGAAATCTGCGACCGCATTGCTGATGGCGAAAGCCTGACCAGGATATGCAACGAGAGCGAACATCTGCCGAGCTGGCGGACCATGCTGCGCTATGTCCAGGACGATGAGGATGCGTACTCTGCTTACCGTAGAGCTCGAGCTCTGCAGTGTGAGGTCATGCGTGACCAGATACTGGACCTGGTCGAAGCTCCGCTGCCTGATGATCCGAAGCTGGCAATGGCTGAGGTGCAGCGTCGCAGACTCGAGGCAGACCACAAGGATAAGCACATCAGACAGATGCAGCCGCTCGGCGTGAGAGACAAGGCAGACGACAAGCAGCAGAGCAGCGGGACGATTACGCTGAGCTGGCAAGGCGCGGAGATCACAGCTGGTTGAGCAGTGTAGTGTCGAGGCTGCGTGGCAGTGCTCGCGCGCACGAGGCTGGCGCAATGCGATTGCCTCGCGTTATCATTCGCAGTGCCGTGTCTTCCATAATGGATCTTATGCGACAAGCTGTTTCTTTGTTTTACAATAGCTTAGCTTCGCAGCGCTGGTTTATGCGGTGCATATGTCGGTTATGGGACAGGAATCAGTGCATATCCTGGCGCAAGACCGGGGGCTTTCCCAGGTGCACAGGCACCCCCGCCACCCCCAGACCCGCCCGCCGGATCTATATGCATATATAGCCTGACAGGAGCCTGTCTCTCACATGGACATAGACTTGACCCGCCCCGTAATCTACGCAGCCGATTGCGCGCTCTGTGAGCTCTGTGGAGAGCCTGTGTGCCCGCGTTGCCTGGAACACTACGCTGAGTGCCCTTGTCCCGGTCCTGACAGCTCTGACGACGATTGATGCAGATTGAGATCCCTTATGCCCCGAGGCCTCTTCAGGCGCAGCTGCACGGTGAGCTTGCTGCCAAGCGCTGGGGCGTTGTTGTTTGTCATCGTCGTTTCGGCAAGACGGTCATGGCGATCAATCATTTGCTGCGCGATGCGATTCTTTGCAGCAAGCCTAACCCCAGATATGCGTACATAGCGCCGACATATCGCCAGGCTAAGGCTGTGGCTTGGGATTATCTCAAGCAGTTTGCTGGTGCTGTGCCGATGGTTCGGTTTCATGAGACAGAGCTGCGAGCTGATTTGCCGAATGGTGCCAGGATCCAGCTGCTTGGCGCTGAGAATCCAGATAGTTTGAGGGGGATTTACCTCGACGGCGCTGTGCTGGACGAAATGGCAGACATGCCTGAGAGTCTGTTCCCTGAGATCATTCGGCCGGCGCTGAGTGATCGCAAGGGCTGGGCGCTGTTCATTGGCACACCCAGGGGGCACAACGCTTTCTTCGAGCTGTACGAGGCAGCTGGTGGCCAGGAGGACTGGCACACAGCGATTTACAGGGCGAGCGAGACTGGCATCCTCGATGATGAGGAGCTTGAGGCTGCAGCTGCGATGATGACGGCTGACCAGTTTGCCCAGGAGTATGAGTGTTCCTGGGTTGCGAATGTGCCGGGGGCTGTTTTTGGCAAGGAGATGCAGGACGCTCATGAAAGTGGGCGCATCGGAAATGTTCCCTACGACCCGAGCTGCCGGGTGGATACCTGGTGGGATCTGGGTGTTGGTGACTCCACGGCGATCTGGTTCACGCAGTCGGTCGGCAGGGCGGTCCATGTCATCGATTTTTATGAGAATAGGGGGGAGGGCCTCCCGCATTACGCCAAGGTTCTCCAGGAACGTGACTATTTCTACGGGACGCATAATGCGCCGCACGACATCGAGGTCCGCGAGCTGGGCTCTGGCAAGAGCCGGCGCGAGACAGCATGGGATTTAGGAATCAATTTTAGGGTAGTTCCAAAGCTCCCGCTCGAGGACGGGCTCCATGCTGCACAGATGCTGATCCCTCGGTGCTGGTTTGATGCAGAGCTCACGAAGCCGGGGCTCGAGGCGCTCAGGCAGTATCACAGGGCCTACAACGAGAGGCTTCGCAGCTTTCGGAATACGCCTGTCCATGATTGGTCGAGCCATGCAGCGGATGCTTTTAGGTATCTGGCGGTAGGGCTTCGCGAGAACACCTGGTCCGAGAAGCCGCCGCAGATCATGGCTGACAGTAACTACAACCCGCTGGGGGCTAGTTTATGAGCATTTTGAGACCCAAGGTGACGGTTCCGCCGCCACCTCCACCACCGCCTCCTCCGCCGGCAGTGCCTGACCCTGTCGTGCGTCCGAATGACCCCGTTGAGGTCGCGAAGAGGAAAGCAACAGATCCAAAGGTCGCAAGCCGTAAGCGCAGCGTGAAGACCAGTGCGCGTGGCGTCCTGGAGGATGCACCCCTGGAATATGCAAGCCTGATCGGTAAAGCAAATAAGGATACAGGATAATGGGCGGTCCAGTAGCAGAAGACAGCGGACGCGATAACCGCGCAGCCGTTGCCCAGGTCCAGGCCAGGCAGCGCACAGCCGAGGCAAATCGTTTGCCGGGCACACTGGGGGCCATACAGGGCGCTATGGGCGATTTTAACAGGCGCAACATCACGCGAGGCCTGGAGCTCGGCGGTGAGGCCGTCAGGGATGAGCGTGGCCAGGTTGTAGGCGTCATTAACACAAACCAGCTCGGCGGCAGGGTTTACTCAGGCCGTGCTGGCTATAACCCCTTTGCCCCGCCAGATACGAGCAGCGACAACGACGAACCTCGTGCAGCCCCCGCAGCTGCTCCGCCAGCAACACCTCCAGCATCTCCGCCGGCAGCAACACCTCCAGCATCTCCCACTGGTAGCGCGCCGACTTCCTCCACCCCGGCCGCGCCGCCGGCGGAGCCCATTCAGCCGAGATCTGTCGTCAGAAGCGCCTCTGATACGGCTGCGACGACCAGGGGACGGCAAAGCCCGTATGCACGGGGCCGGCGTACCAGGACAGTGCTGACAAGCGGCAGAGGCGTCCTGGGCGCAGCGCCGACCGAAAAGAAACAGCTTTTAGGCGGTAACTGATATGGCAGTAGACGAAAAGGCAGCCCTGCTGCTCAAGCGGTTCGGCAGCCTGGAAAACCAGCGCCAGACCTGGGAGAGCCATTGGCAGGAAATCGCTGACTATGTCGTGCCGCGTAAGGCTGACGTGACAAAAGTCCGCTCTCCTGGCGACAAGCGTACCGAGCTGATCTTCGATGGCACCGCCATCCATGCAGCCGAGCTGCTCAGCGCCTCGCTGCACGGTATGCTCACAAACGCATCGACTAGCTGGTTCTCACTCAGCTTCGGTGATCGTGAGCTCGATGGCGACGATGAAGCCCGTGAATGGCTGCAATCTGTCGAAGACGTGATGTATAACAGCTTCAACCGCTCCAACTTCCAGGAGCAAGTGCACGAGCTGTATCACGATCTGATTACTTTCGGCACAGCTGTCATGTTTGTCGAAGCAGATGACGACTTCGATCTGCGCTTTACAACCAGGCACATCTCCGAATGTTACCTCTCGGAGGACCAGAACGGCCGCGTCGATACCGTCTATCGCAAGTTCAAGATGCCGGCCAGGGCAGTCCTGGCGCGCTTTGGTGCAGAAAACCTCAGCACCAAGATGCTGAAAAAGGCAGACACAGACCCCTATGAGATGATGACGCTGGTCCACGGCGTCTTCAAACGCGATGAGCGCGACACCACCAAGGTCAACAGCGCCAACAAGCCTATCGCGTCTGTCTATCTGGATCCCGAGGAGAAGAAGGTTATCAGCGAAGGGGGATTCGATGAGTTCCCCTACATGGCACCGCGCTTTCTCAAGAGCTCGTTTGAGATCGGATACGGGCGCAGCCCTAGCATGTCTGCCCTGGCTGACATCAAGATGCTCAACAAAATGTCCGAGACAACGATCCGGGCAGCTCAGAAACAGGTGGATCCGCCGCTCCTGGTGCCAGACGATGGATTCATCTTGCCCGTCAGGACCGTTCCTGGGGGGCTCAATTTCTATCGCAGCGGGACACGCGACCGCATCGAGCCACTAAATATAGGGGCTAACAACCCCCTGGGCCTCAACATGGAGGAACAGCGCCGGCAAGCTATCCGCGCTGCCTTCTATGTCGATCAGCTGATCCTGGGCCAGGGACCGCAAATGACAGCCACCGAGGTTGTCCAGCGCACCGAGGAAAAGATGAGGCTGCTTGGCCCGGTCATGGGCCGGATGCAAGCCGAGCTGCTGCAGCCGCTTATCACCAGGACATACAATATCCTGGCCAGAAAGAAGGCCTTCGCGCCGGCGCCGGAGTTCATGCGGAACAGAAACATCGAGATCGAGTATGTATCGCCGCTGGCCAAGGCACAGCGCCAGGGCGACATCCAGGCACTGACCAGGCTGCTCGAGCTCATGATGCCGCTGTCCCAGCTCGACCCAGGCATCATGGACTATATCGACACAGACGGGATCTCCAAGCACCTCATCAAGGTCCTGGGCATCCCGGCTACCGCTATCAAGGGCGACCAGGAGGTGGCACAGCAGCGCCAGCAGCGCGCCCAGGCACAACAGGCCCAGGCACAGCAAGCTCAGCTCACCGAGCAAGCTCAGGCAGCTGGATCCCTGGCGCCGCTTATTGAGGCAACCAAACAATGACGCCAGAAGAAACCAGGCAGCTCTACAAGGAAGTATTCACAACAGTTCAAGGCCAGACAGTCTTAGAGGATATGGGCTTGAGATTTTGTGAACACTCTTCAACTTTCTCTGTGGAGCCTAACGAGACAGCCTACCGTGAGGGGCAGCGCACGGTGGTCCTGTTCATTAAATCAATGCTGCGCGACCAGAAACAGCTAGAGGAAATGGCACAAAATGAGTGAAGAACAGGTAGCGGAGGTCTCCGAAGCGGAGGTAGCCCCGTCTGGCATCAGTGAAGACTGGCGCTCAGCGATCCCCGAGGAGATCCGGGATCACAAATCTCTTTCAACCATCCAGGATGTTGGCAGCCTGGCGAAGGGCTTTGTCCACGCACAGTCGATGATCGGCGCGGACAAGATTGCTCTCCCAGGTAAAACGGCCAGCGCTGACGATTGGAACGCCGTGTGGAGCAAGCTCGGGCGCCCAGAGGACCCTGGGGGCTACGAGATCAACTACGCCGCTCCAGAGGGCACACAGCCCGACGATGGGACGGTTGACTGGTTCCGCCAGGTCGCGCATGAGGCCGGGCTCAACAACACTCAAGCCCAGCTCATCATGGATCGTTACGGCAGCCGGCTTGGCGAGCTCGTCGGTATGGACGAGGCCCAGGTCGAGCAGACACAAAATGACACTCTCAATGCTCTCGAGCGTGAGTGGGGCGATGCTTTCGAGGATCGGCTGAACGTCGCCAATGCCACACTGCAGGAGTTCGGTGAGCTGGACCTTGCAGAGATGCAGATGCCGGATGGCACCAGGCTTGGCGACAATGCAGACTTCATCAGGTTCACAGCCAATATCGGGCACTACATCCAGAGCCGCATCGGTGAGGATAGCCTGGAGGGCGTGAAGATGTCCGGCGGTCAAACGCCTGACGAAATGCGCGAGGAGCTGGCAACACTCCGAGCTCCTGGCACCCCGTACTGGGACGCCAGGCACCCAGAACACGAGTTCCAGGTGAGGAGAGCTTTCGAGATCCAGGAAAAGCTCTCTGCTCTCCCCGCCTAGTCTGCAAGCCAGGACAAGCCCCAGGGCCCCTGCAGCGCAGACAACAAAAACCAGGATAAGCCTCGAGCCCCTGTCGGCCGCAGCCGTTACTGCACAACCCCTTCGTCCGGCGGTCGCCGGGTAGCGATATCGTCAAAACGTGTGTGAAAAGGAGGGTAGAATGTCTACTCAAATCACCACCGCGTTTTCCCAGCAGTTTGCGACCAACGTCCAGCTGCTCTCCCAGCAGACCGGCTCCATCCTTCGCGGTGGCGTCTCCGAGGAGAGCGTAACTGGTGAGAAGGCTTTCTTCGACCAGGTTGGTGCAGCAGCAGCTGTGAAGCGCACCTCCCGCCATGGGGATACTCCCCTGGTGGACACCCCTCACTCCCGTCGCATGGTCACCATGGACTCCTATGAGTGGGCGGATCTGATTGATGACGCCGACAAGGTTCGGATGCTCATCGATCCCACTTCGACCTACGCTCGTGCAGCTGCTGCTGCTATGGGCCGGGCAATGGACGACGCTATCATCGAGGCTGCCACCGGCACCGCGAAGACCGGCAAGTCCGGTTCGACCAGCACTTCGATGCTGTCGGGCCATCAGATCGCCAACGGTTCGGCTGATCTGACCCTGGCGAAACTGATCGAGGCCAAGAAGATTCTTGACCTGGCATCGGTTGACCCGTCGATCCCTCGGCATATCGCCGTGGGCCCAGACCAGATCGAGGCGCTGCTCAACAGCACCACGGTCACCAGCTCTGACTTCAACACCGTCAAGGCGCTGGTACAAGGTGAGATCAACACGTTCATGGGCTTCCAGTTCCATGTTTCGACTCGCCTTGCAAAGTCTGGAAACATCCGCACCTGCTTCGCTTGGGCTGAAGACGGGATCAAGATGGCCATGGGCAAGGATGTCATGAGCCGCATCGAGGAACGCGCTGACAAGTCGTATTCGACTCAGGTCTACTACTGCGCCACATTCGGGGCTACCCGGATGGAGGAGGAGAAAGTGGTCCAGATCGATTGCGACGAGAGCGCATAAGGAGGGCATGAGAGATGGCTACTGTATATAGCACCCAGCGTACTACGCTGACTCAAGATGACCCTTCTGGCTTCGTTCAAGCCAATGAGCTTGCGGGTAATGTCCGCGTTGCATACGGCACATATGAGGCATCTTCGCTCGCGTCTGGTGACGTGATCGAGATGTTTGCTCTGCCGAATGGCGCGCGCATCCTGCAGGGTCAGCTGGCTCACGATGCTCTCGGGGCTTCGACCACCCTGTCTGTTGGCTATGCAGCTCACACAGACAGCAGCGGCTCTGCAGTTTCTGCATCTGCTGCTGCCTACAAAGCTGCAGCTGCTTCGACTTCGGGACAGATCGTGGACATTGCTGCCACGCTCGCTCTGCTGAATGGCGAAGAGGTTGACGCCAACGAAGACGGCAAAGTCGTAACGGTAACGATGGGCGGCGCCGCTGGCACCGGCACCATCGCCGTGACGATGCTGTACGTCATCGACTAACGCTAAGGGGCGGCTCCGGCCGCCCCTTTTCTTGCACGAGGGAAAAACATGGCATCGGTTGTCGATATCTGTAATTCAGCGCTGAACATGATCGGCGCCTCGAACATCATCAGCCTCACTGAGGACAGTAAGGCTGCGCGTATCTGCAATCAGCGCTATAACTTCCTGCGGGACTATGTGTTCCGCTCACACCCCTGGAATTGCCTGATACAGCGGACTACCCTGGCACCAGACACCGCCACGCCGGCTTTCGAGTTCGAGAAGCAGTTTACGCTGCCCACCGACCCGTATTGCTTGCGCGTCCTGGCCCTGGATGACCCTGATATCATTTTCCGCATCGAGGGCCGTAAGCTCCTCACAGATGAATCCACAATCAAGATGAAGTATGTCGGCCGGGTCACAGACCCCCAGCAGTACGACACGCTGCTGATCGAGACCCTGGCTGCAGCGCTTGCAGCTGACCTGGCTTACCCCCTGGTCGGCAGCGCGACACTGGGCGCGAATATGAATGTGTTCTACCAGGAGAAACTCAAGGAGGCTCGCTTCGTGGATGCCACCGAGGACAACCAGATCAACACCTCGGACACCAGCATCTCGCAAAACTTCTCGGCTGATACCTTCATCAATTCGAGGCTCTGATGGCCAAGGCATCCCCTAGCTTTAGCAACTTCACAGCCGGTGAGCTGAGCCCCCGCCTGGACGGGCGCACAGATCTGCAGAAGTATTTCAACGGCTGCAAGACTCTTGAGAATTTCGTTGTGCACCCGCATGGCGGAGCAAGCCGGCGACCTGGCAGCATCTTTGTCCGCGAGGTCAAGAACAGCGCGAACAACGCCAGGCTGATCCCCTTCGAGTTCAACGTCGAGCAAGCCTATATCCTGGAGTTTGGCGATCAATACTTTCGGATCCACAAGGATGGCGGCACGGTTGTAACTGGCAGCCCGGCAGCCCCTGTCGAGGTCACAACCCCGTATCTGCACACAGAGCTGGATGATCTCAAGTTTACCCAGTCGGCGGACGTGATGTATATCGTCCACCCTAATCACGCGCCCAGGAAGATCACACGCACCAGCCACACGGCCTGGACCATCACCGTTGTCGATTTCCAGCGCGGCCCGTTCCAGGACGCAAACACAGACAGCACGACCCTGACGGCCTCAGCTCGCACTGGCAGCGTCACGATCACAGCCAGCGCTGATACATTCGACAGCGATGATGTTGGACGCCTGGTCAAGCTACATCACGGTTTCGCAAAGATCTCCGCTTATACATCAGCTACATCTGTCACTGCTGCGGTGCAGGAGACAGCTGATGGCAGATCAGAGCTCGAGCCAAGCTACACGGCCACAACGATCAGCTTTCATGAGGGAGACCCCTCAGCCACCGGCCTCGAGCATAATGACCGGATCCAGGACAGCGCTGGTAATTTTATCGCCCAGGGTTTCGAGGTCGGGATGCGGATTTCGACATCAGGCGCATCGAACAGCCACAACAACCAGTCTAATGTTCTTATCGTCCAGGTCACAGATGACAGCATTTTGATCTCGCCGTCTGGTGACTTCAACAATTCGGGTGCTGGCGATTCCATCACAATATCAGGTGATCTGAACGCTGACAGCAATTTTGCCCTGGGGGCTTTCTCGGCCACTACAGGCTACCCAGCAGCGATTACTTTCTATGAGCAGCGCCTGGTCATGGCATCGACCACTGAGCAGCCGCAGACAATCTTCTTCTCGGTAGGCGGCAGCTTCGAGGATTTCACAGCGGGCATAGGCCCGTCTGACGCGCTGACCTACACCCTGGGGTCAAACCAGGTCAACGTGATCCGGTATCTCCAGGCCGGCAGGGTTCTTCTGGTGGGCACGTCCGGCGGTGAGTTTGTTGTGACGAGCTCCGAAGACGCGCCGCTGAGCCCGACCAACGCAGTGGTCAAGCGCCAGGCAACCTATGGCTCGGCAAACATCCAGCCGGTCCAGGTCGCCAACGTGACGCTGTTTGTGCAGCGCGCCAGGCGCAAGCTGCGTGAGCTGGTGTTCGATCTGAACACAGACAGCTACCAGGCGCCGGACATGACGCTCCTGGCTGAGCACATAACCGAAAGCGGCATCAAGGAGATGGCGCTGCAACAGGAGCCGGACAATGTTGTCTGGTGCGTCCTGGAGAACGGCAAGCTCGTGGGCATGACTTACCGGCGCGAAGAGAACGTGATTGCCTGGCACGAGCATACGATTGGCGGCGCCTTCGGCTCGGACAGCTTCGGTCATGTCGAGAGCGTTGCATCAATCCCTGGCAGCCTGGATGAGGATGCCACTTACCTGGTGGTAAAGAGGACGATCAATGGAGCAACTAAGAGATTTGTTGAATATTTTAATTTCTTTGATTTCGGAGACAATATCCTTGACGCCTACTTTGTCGATTCCGGTCTGACCTACACCGGCTCCGCAGCGACATCGATCAGCGGCCTGGATCATCTCGAGGGCGAGACAGTGCGGATCGTGGCCAACGGCTCGACGCACCCAGACAAGGTCGTGAGCAGCGGATCTGTCACGCTCGACTTTTCGACAACAAACGCGCATATCGGCCTCGCCTACACCTCGACGCTGCAAACCATGCGCCTGGACGCCGGCGGCACAGAGGGCACCAGCCAGGCAAAGATCAAGCGGATCCATGACGTGACGCTGCGCCTGTTCCGCACAGTCGGCGCAGAAGTCGGCAGCTCAACCTCCGAGCTGGATCGCATCCCGTTCCGCAGCTCCGCCGACGAAATGGACACGGCCTTGCCCCTGTTCACCGGCGACAAGGAAGTCGAGTTCCGGGGTGGCTTCGACACCGACGCTTTCATAGTGGTCCGGCAGAGCCAGGCCATGCCGATGACGATCTTGTCAATCTTCCCGAGGCTGATAACCTTCGACCAATGAACGCGATACCTTACGAGGCAGCTCATCTGGAGCAGCTCATGGCCGGCAATCTTAATGCCGGCGCCGAGCGCCTGGGCTACATGATGAATTACGCTCACCGGCTCGAGCAGCCGGACTGGGCTTACACAATAGTAGATGACGGCCAGGTGCTGTTCTGCACTGGCATCATGGATATGTGGCCTGGAACCGGAGAGGTCTGGTTCATTGGCAGCCAGGAGATCCATAGACGGCCCAGGGCGGTCATTGAGTTCTGCCGCAGGGAAATGCGCTTCTGTGCAAAGGAGCGCGGCCTGTGGCGCATCCAGGGCGTTTGTAGGGCTGACTGGCCCCAAGCGCTCCGCTTTGCCGAGTTCTTCGGTTTTCGCAACGAAGGCCTGATGCGCCGTTACGGCCCAGAAGGCTCAGACTATTACAGAGTGGCATGGTTCCCAGATGAGCATTGAAACAGCTTTATTTGCAGCTGCTGCCGGCAGCACAGTCCAGGCATATGGGCAATACCAGCAAGGGAAAACCCAGCAAGCTGCGTATAATTTCAATGGTCAGATAGATGAGCGCAACGCTCTGGCGGCCGAGCAGCAAGCCGAGCAGATCAAGATCGCCGCCGGCCTTGAGGCAATCAAGTTCCGCAATCAGTTCCAACGCCTCCAGGACGCAACCGCCCAAGCCAACCGCTACAACGGCTGGATGGCTGACGAAGGCACCCCGCTTCTGGTCTCCCTGGCCAACGCCACCGAGGCCGAGGAAGAGCTAGCAATCATGGACTACAACGCTCAGCTGGGCGCTGCCCAGGCTGAGGAAAGCGCTGTCCAGTCCAGAATGTCGGCACAGCTTAATCGCATGTACGGCACGGCGGCTCGTCGCGCCGGCGTCATCAATGCCGGCAGCAGCCTCCTGGCCGGTGCGTCCAACATCAGCTACATCAGGGCAACGGCATGAGGGTTCCAACCTACCAGGCGCAAGGCAAGCGCAGCGCTGAAGTATCTGCCCAGCAGATGAGTGTACGCGCCAATCCTGGCGCTCTATCGGCAGAAAGCCAGGCTCTGGCAAATTTTGGACAGACTGCCGCCAGGGCAGGGACACAATGGTACGAGCAGTCGCTCAAAGCCAAGCGAGGTGCTGACCTGGCTGGGGCTGAGTCTGCTCTGGCGACTGAGCTGCGTGACATCGAAATGAAATCGATGAACACCAACCCGGACGATGTTCCAACGCTCTACAAGCAGGAAACTGCGGCAGCTGTCGCCAAGATCGTCCAGGGCATCCAGGATCCAGTGGTTCAGCGACGGTTCAAGTCTTCTGCCGGCACTGCGGTTCTCAATAAAAGTGTAAGTGTATTTAAGGAAGCTAGAGTTCGTGGCATAGATGGTCAAATCGCCACCTATGACCAGAACATTGAGCAACTGGTAAACGTGATTGCAAATGGCAACCGAGCAGAGGCACACGCTGCCAGGGTAAAACTGTTCGGCGGCAAACTGCCAGACGGGTCTCAAACTGCCGGCATCTTTGAAGAAATGTCTGGGGCCGGGTATATAAAAGCCTCCGACGTTTTAAGCCGTCGCCAGGACGCAGAGCAGCGCATTGACTACCTGGGGGCTCAAAGCATCATCAACGGCATTGCCATACGGCGCGACCCAACTGATGCAGAAAACTTTTTGATTACGCTGCAAGACCCCAAAAACTTCCCCAACATGAAGCCGGAGAAGCGGGAGCAGCTCATCAACAGGACCAACACCCTGGCCATATCGCTAACACGAGCAGCAAACGCCGAGGCCGCCAAAGCCGATAAGGCCGCAGCGAAAGAGCTAAAGACCACCCAGGACACAAATTTCGCAGACCTGATGAGCTCGGTCCGCAACGCACAGCAAGGCGTTGCTGGTGCACAGATGCCAACGATCCTTGATGTCATCGAGCATCAGGGCAACCGGACTCTGCGAGCTGAGCAAGTCACCGCCCTGGAGAAAGCCATCCTGGGGCAAGATGCGCCGGCTACCGACACCCGTGTCATGGCCAGCTTCTATGCCAGGCTCGATCAGGCTGTTGACCAGGACGAAGTAGACGCCGTGATGAACGACGCTCTCAAGCATCTGGGCCCGACCGGCGATATCAAGCTGACTGACTATCTGTCTCTCAACAGCTATAGCAACAGCTTGATGGAAAAGACTCCGCTGGCCAGGGACATCAAGAAGCACAGAGGCTATCTGAGGACAGCTATCGGTGATAGCGACACCAGCTTTGGCACACAGTTCGACCCAGAGTTCATGGGCCAGCTGAGGGCCGACGCTATGAAAACCTTTGATGACCTTGTGCATGAAGGCGTCGAAGACGCGCTAACGCCAGAGGAAGCGTACAACGAAGTCCTGCGGATGTTTAACGACGCAAAGACGCAGCAGCTGACGTACCTGGCGCCGAGCTCAACTGTCCTCGACCTAATCGCCTCTCGTAATCCGACAGCAGCTAACAAGCTGAGCAGCTTTAGCAAGTGGTCGCCAGAGGACATCCAGGCTGCAGCCGAGCTGGTATCTGCCTCTCGGGATCTAACACCCAGGCAAAAGATCCTCGAGCTGGAGACATTGCAGTTTATTGGTGAGGCAGTGCTTGAGCGCATCCAGTCAATGGACCCGTCAAACGATGGCACATTGAATGAGGATGCTGGCGCCGGCGGCGTCACTGACGGGTCTCAAAAGAAAGGCATCCTGGAGCGACTTGGTGATGCTTTGACAGGCGGGGGCCAGACTAGCGGCGACCGATTGTCAGCTATCGAGGAGAGAGGCTGATGCAGCAGAATGACCCGACCGAGCGTTTCGTAGTTTCTCGTCATCAGCGGCGCGGCAAAGCTCTCTACGAGCAGATGCATTTCATGAACAGCGAAATGCCGATTGACGTTGACTATGTCTACGACAACGACATCACAGATCCTGGCAGACCGTCAGCTCCAACCGAAGAAGAGCTGATCGCGGACCCGCAGTTCCAGGCAGCTGCTCAGGGGGTGTATGACGCTTTTGGCGGAGAGGGCCAGGCTGACAAGCAATATGGCACCCTGGTCGGCCAGCAGCCTCCCAAGTCCCGAGAGGACTTTGCGAAGTGGGGCATGGAGTTCATGGGGTGGTTCAACTACAACCTCCCGCAAATGGGCTTGATTAGCTACCAGGCCAGCCAGCTGCCGGAAGGTGGCAACGAGCGTTATGCTTTGTTCGAGCTGATGAAGCTGTATGACGAGAAGCAAGTGTCCTGGTCTGGCACACGTCGATTCTGGACTGGAGTGCTCACAGATCCTTCGACATATGTGGGCCTGGGCACATTTGGCATTGGAGTGGCTGGTCGCACTGGTGTTAAGACAGCGACAAAGGCTGGCCTCAAAGAGATCCTCAAGCGTAGCGCTGGCACGGCAGCCTCGCTTGAGGCTGCAGCTTACGGCGCAGCTGACGACATTATGCGACAAAAAGTGAAGATTGGCGCAGGGGAGCAAGGTGAGCTCGACTTCACGCAAACGGCAGCAGCAGCAACGACATCTGCGTTGCTGGGCGGCGCGATTGTCAAAGGCGGTCAGTTCCTGGTAGATCAGCTGCCGACTAACCGGCTGATGGCAAAAGTCTATGACGGGGCCGAAGAAGCCCAGGCTGACCTGGTAAACTTCCTCAAGGAGTTTTCTGAGCGGCCTATCGAAACAGACGAAGCAGTCGTCATACCAGAGAACCAGCCGAAGGTCGCTGATCCTGGAATCAAGAAGCCTGAGACAGCCAAGGCAAAGATCTCTCGCAAAGGGTACAAATCGCCCGAAGACCTGGCTGATATCGTCAGGGCCGGCATTGCTGTGGATCGGCCCGATGAGGCTGAGGCCTTGGTCAAGAAAATTAGCGAGACATTCGAGATCGATGACGAGGGCTGGACCGCATATCCAGGCGGTTACTTTGACCGCAAGGTTGTTGTCACTCTGCCTAACGGCAAGAAGGGCGAGCTGCAGATCTGGTCTAAGGAGATCAGTGACGTGAAAGAAAAGATGCACGAGGTCTACACCCAGGCTCGTGACATCGAGAAGGATCCGAAGCAGCAAGACCGCTATCAGAACCTCCTCAAGGAAAGTGATGCTATTGCAGCCCAGGCCCTGACGGCCGGCGCTGCGGTCTGGCAGCCAATCTACGACCAGATCGGCCTGGCGGTCCCTGGCTTGTAATCAACGCCTCTAAAAGGTAGGATTATCAAATACAATGTCGATTGATCCCGATGCACCCGAGACCCTGGCAAATCAGGTCGGTCTAGCTGGTGGGCTGCTCGAGCCTCTTACTGGGGCGGAGCTGGCGCAACCCGACCCTGGCGCTCTCGAATTTAGCCTCACACCCGACTCTGAGTTCGATCTCCTTGCTCCTATCAAAACTGTTCCCCAGGACGAGATCCAACTCGCCATGTCTGGTCCTATCAGCGCAAAGCTGGCCAGGCTCATAGGCTTCGATTTTAGTGGCACTTTTGGCGATGCTGCCAAGAAGGTCGATGACATGGTGGCCAACCGAGGCAACCTGGACACCACCGGCCGGACAGACATCGAGGGTGAGGAGATCACCTTTGAGGACGGCATGTATGCGCCATACGAGCGTGGCAGTGTTTTGCCTAACTTGCGCGCCGAAGGTACAGTTCCCAATCTCCGCTTCGAGCCTCCTAAGCTGGCGGATGAGGAGAAGGCCGGCCTCGTAATCGAGGGCATTGACAAGGAGGTCGAGATCCAGCCTGACGGTATGCTGGATGATTTCCGAGCTGTCGGATCCAGGGGCGATGAGAAGATCCCCGACGAGGGCCGGGTTCTTAGCACCATCCAGTCGATCAGCGGCACTTACGCAGGAAAGATCAACGAAGCCAAGCGCGGCGAGATCACCACCGAAGCCACCAGGCAGATGGCTGATATCCTGGGCATGAACCCCAACAAGCTGGCAAAGGCAATCTTGGGGCGCAATCAGGGCCAGGTAATTCAGATGACAGGCCCAGATGGCAAACCGCTTGGCCTGGCAGAGACCATGTTGGCCGCCAGGGATCTCCTGGTTACTGAGATCAAGTATCTGGACGAGCTGGCGAAGAAAGCCGAGACCGGCACCAACGAAGATGCGCTGCGCTTCCGCGAGCAGCTTGAGCTTGTCGCCCAGCTGCAGATGCAGATTAAAGGATCGCAGACAGAAATCGCCAGGGCTTTGGGGCAGTTCAAGATCCCGGCTCGAGGTGGCCAGGCTGGCCAGGACATCGAGGCCAGGTCTGCAGATGTAAACACCTTGCTCGAGGAGTTTGGCGGGGCTGAGGATGTCCGGCTGATGGCCAGGGCTTACAACGAAGCCGGATCTGTGGCCGACCGCGCTGCAGTGACCAGGGGTGGCAGCAAGTTCAAGAAATTCAACGACGCTTTCTATGAGGCCTGGATCAACATCCTGCTCAGTAACCCGATCACCCATGTAAAGAACAATGTGGGCAACATCCTCATCATGACCGCTCATGTGGGCGAGACGGCAATGGCTGCTACAGCAGGATCCGCCAGGAGAGCTCTGGGTGGTGAAGGCGGCGTCCATTTCGGTGAGGTACAGGCGCAGCTGTTTGGCGCCATGATGGCTATCCAGGACGCCTGGTCGGCTTCTGGCAAGTCATTCCGCACAGGAGAGGCGCCGGTTCTGGGCACGAAGATTGACGGGCAGCGGGGCACCCGGCCGGTCAGGGCTTTCTCAGCCGAGGGCTTTGAGGCTCAGGGCATGGCCGGCGTAGCAGCAGATTTCCTGGGTAATGTGTTTACCCTGGGCAGGATCCCGACTCGGATGCTCGAGTTTGAGGACACCTTCTATAAGGTGGTGGCGCAGCGCATGAGCCTTTACCAACAGGCGTATCGACAGGCTCATTCAGAGGGGCTGACCGGCGATGCATTGAGCTCCAGGATTGCTGAGTTTGTGTATGACCCGCCGGCGTCGGCGATCAAAGAAGCTGACGCTCATGCCAAGTATGTGACTCTGCAAACCGATCTGGACTCGGCCGGCAAGGCTCTTAATGGCGTCCGCAAGATCCCAATGATGCGGTATTTCTTGCCGTTCTTTAAGACGCCATACAACGCTGCTAAGTACGCAATGGTAGAGCGCTCACCGATTGGGATGTTCTACGGCGAAAGCGCTAGAGCAATCAAACGAGGCAAGGCTCCAGGCGCATCCCCAGCTGACAAGGCTGCAGCTGATATGGCGCGCACCAGGATCTACATGGGCAGCGCAACCATGATGATGGTCGGCATGATGGCAGCGAATGGCCAGGTGACCGGCGCCGGCCCAGCTGACCCAGATCTGCGAGCCGCGCTACGGCGCCAGGGCTGGCAGCCCTACTCTATTCGGATAGGCGATCAGTATCTAAGCTACGCAGGAGCTGAGCCGTTCTCCACAATCATGGGCCTGGCTGCTGATGCTGCTGAGCTGGGCATGAGCTCGAGCCTGGACGGCGAAAGCTGGGAACGAGTGCTGATGGCTTCGTCAGGCGCGATTGCTTACAACATGACGAACAAGACCTTCTTGCAAGGTTTTTCCAACATGGTGGCTACGCTCAACGATCCTGGCCGGTACGCTAACGGCACCCTGGAGAGCTTCCAGCGCTCACTGGTCCCACGGGTTGTCGCTCAAGGCGAGCGGCTGCAGGATCCGATTGTCCGCGATGCGCGCAGTGTGATTGACCAGCTCAAGAGCCAGGTCCCGTGGCTAAGCAACAGCTTGCCGGCTCGCCGCAATAAAAAAAAAAAAAAAATCGCACT